TACGCAATCGCTTGGGGCGGGATGCACAGTATTAATCTGCATAAGCTCGAGGAGGACTTCGAATTTGTCGAACATTTGCAGGACTTAAAAGATCATCCTGATGTCACATCGATTGAGGCAGTGGTTGAATTGGTTCCGCCGTTTGCCGGCAAGATGATCCCATCGAGCACTAGCTTTAAGCTTGGTAAATCATGCGGATTTTTAGAGGGCGTACTTAGGATGGCCGAGATTCCATTTACCCTTGTCCGACCACAGGAGTGGCAGAAGGGGCTGAGTGGGCTGAGTGGGCTGACATCGCACAAGCGAAAAAGGGTTCTAATGAACCATGCAAAACAATTTTTCCCTACTACCAAGGGACTCACTCTTCAAACCGCCGATGCAATTCTAATTCTGAGGCATTTTTTACTAAACACCTAATGGGCCTCCACCCGTAAAAATGGAGATAGAAAAATAACAACATGGCAATACTACAACAATCATCTAACGGAGAAGGACCGATCACAGGTTGGTCGCTTGAAACATGCAGACCTGGACAATACCTAGCGATCTGCTTGGATGTCAAAGACAGCTTCGGGATACAGCGTCCGAAATACGAAGATCCTTCACAGATCGAAACTCTTGATGTCTGTCGATTTATCTTCGGAACACAGGACGGGCAAATGGTACAGACAGGGGAGATGAAAATCTCAGCCCATGAGAAGAGCAAACTGACAGGCGTACTGACTAGCTGGTTAGGTTCAGCACCTGGTGCAGGATTCGACACTGAATCTTTAAGAGGTAAAGGGGCAATGATTAACATCGTGGAAAAGACTTCACAGAAAGGTCGAACCTACTCCGATATCACTTCGATTACTCCAGTAATGGCAGGAATGGAGGCACAGGTTCCACAGGCATCGAACTTTACGATACCAGGCGGATCTCCTGCACCCGTTCAACCGGCTCCCGCTGTTGTACAGCAACCCGCACAACCTGTTCAGCCTGTTCAGCCTGCCCCACAGGCGACTACCACTGTAACAGTCGAGCAACCGCAGACAGTTCAGCCGGCACAAACACAAATGTTTTCACAACCTTCTCAGAGCGTTCCGTTCTGATCGTTCCATAAACACACACATGGGGGGTGATCGGTTTTTTGTATTTTCTCCCGATCACTCCCCACTAACCCCAAGACAACATGAACCCAATAATTTTATTAGCAGTAGGATGGCTCGCCGTAGTCATCGATATGATCACATGAAAGATTTAGACGAAATCTTTGAAGCAGTCGAAAAGGTTGGCTTTACCAAGGATGATATTCTTGGTCGAGATCGTAAACAACCACTGGCAACAGTCAGACAGATCGCGGTTTATTTAGCCCGACCTGGACGAACATATGTCGAGCTAGGAAAGATATTCGACCGGCATCATGCCTGTATGGTTTTTTCCTTCTGTTCGATCAGGGATCGTCTCGGCTATGGCGACTACCATGTAACTGATTATATGAAAAAAATGGAGCAAGCATTATGATTTACATTAAGCGAACAATCCACCTGATTTACTTTTTATACCGATGCGGGAAGGAGGTAATCCGTGGCTATTTTAACACAAAAGCCTAAGAGGGGAAGCGGTGGCCATTGGTACACCCGAGAGGGGAAAGCCATGCATACAGTGCCCTTGGCAAAGGGTGACGGCGAACGAAATACCACTCTGCGAGATGCCAAGAAACATGGGCTATTTCCATCGGTTACAACCCTGCTAGGACTGTTTGCCAAGCCTGGATTAGAGCGATGGAAACAGGATCAGCTTCTTCGTATAGCATATGATAATCCCGCACAAGACGGGGAAAGTTACGAACGATATGCAGACCGATGCTTAGTTGAGCATGAAAAGCCTGTGGAAGAGGCGGCAGACTTTGGGACGAAAGTCCATGATGCGATTGAGGCTTATTTTACAGGTCAGCACATACCTGACGAACTCTTAGAGTATATACAACCTGCCTTGGATTGGAAACAGGAGCATAGCTTGAATTTCATCGAATTTGAGAAGATGCTGGTAAACACAAACCACGGATTTGCCGGCACAGTCGATATAGTCGGGCAAGGGGTTGAGGGTTCCAAATTCATATTGGATTGGAAGACTCGCAAAACAAAGCCAAAGGTCAAGGTAACCAGCTACGATTTTCAGATTCATCAGATAGCGGCCTATGCCGCAACCTATTGGGGCGAGGAAGCGGTGTTGGGGCATAGCGTTCATGGAGCCAACTGCTACATCAGTTCGACTGAACCTGGTCGCTTTGAGGTGATCAAATATTCTCCCGAAGACCTAGCCAAGGCATGGGTCGATTTCACCGCACTCTGTCAGTTATGGAGATCTCTCAAGAACTACGATCCAAGGAATCATGGGGCCTGACAATTGGGGTGAAGCACCGAAGAGGAGAAGCATCTACGATGGTATGTTTCCTTCGACTGAGGAGATGCAAAGGGCATGGGCATACTTTTGGTCGCAGAACCGGCTCAGTATCGATGAGCACGGGCGGAAGTATCGGACGAATGAACCGAGGGTGATGCCCCTGCCTCGAGAGTTTGAATTTAAGAGGAAGGATAAAAAATATGGGGAAGATTACTATCAAGCAGGTCGATGATGCTATGGAGCGAGTCAGTATTTTAGCCGCCCAAATAGGATGTGCAAGAATACGAGACTTACACAAAAAGCCTCTTATCAAATTCCTGAAATTAGTGGAACAGGAAATCAAAAACAAATCGCAATGACTTTTAGAGCAACCCTAGTTTTTGGCCGCAAGGCGATAGGCAAACGAGGGATACCTCCACGACACTCGGTGGGCTAGGGTTGCTCTTTTTACACTTATGAAAGCAATAATAATAATAGCACTGATCGCACTGGTTGGATGTGCGAGGAACCAACAGAATATCCGTTGCATTAATGCTCCTGAACCTGGGCATGGCCCGTGTCCATTCTGTACGCAATGAATATCGAATATAAAATGGGTATAGGTCTACCCCGAGGAGAGAAGATAATCGTCAAAGTGGGAGCGAGGCAGGCGGACATTTGGCTAGACCATGAGGAGTATGCCTGGCGGGTAAAGATCGATAGGGATCTTCCCGAGACCACTTATCCTCACCTCGAGAATGCAATCCTTTCGGCACAAACACTTCTAAGGGAGGTTACATGATTGTCGCTTTCGATCTAGAAACCTTTTGGACCAAGCGATACTCAGTCGCCAAGATCGGACTCGACCGATATGTGAAGCATCCTGACTTCCGAGTCACCCTGGTATCCATTGTAGCAGAGGATGGATTTGAATGGGTAGGGGAGCCACAGAAGTTGCCGGTCGAGCGATTGAATGGACATACCCTTATCTCCCACAATGCCGAGTTTGATTCGGTCTGTGCAAGGGCGGCCATCTTCAAGGGACAGATGCCCGAGTTTATGCCTGCTGATTGGATATGCACCGCAGACATGGCATCGTATCACCAGCTACCCCGATCCCTTGCCGGTGCGGTCAAGGAACTATTCAATGAGGAATTATCCAAGGATGCCCGTGAACAGATGGCAGGCTTATCGGTGGAGGAGATTCAATCAAATCAGACATTTATAAACTATGCCCTCGAAGACAGCCGAGCCTGTTTGCGTGTATATCAGGAACTGGATGTCGGCTTCCCCGAAAAGGAGAGATTACTATCATCCCTGACCCGAAGGATCGCTTCAAGAGGATTGGCGATTGATGGTCCGCTCTGTCAGCAGTTCATCGACAAGACAGATAAAATTTTAGAGGAAACTCCGAAACAAACAACCGAGTGGAGACAGGCTAACTTAGCCAATCAAACATTCGAAAAACTACTGATGGGTCAACGATCCGACCGGCGGGTTCCTACCCGTCTGAAATACTGCGGTGCTCCTCATACGAAACGATGGAGTGGTGGAGGTGTCATTAACTTTCAGGCGATCCCTAACGATGGAATCGGTGACATCTCCGCAAGACAATGCCTCAAGGCTCCCGCCGGTCGGGTCTTAGTATCAGCCGACTTATCTCAGATCGAACCGCGCGTAATTGCGTACCTGGTAGGCGATCTTGATTTCCTCGGCCTAGTCCGTGGAGGAATCGATATCTACGAGGCACATGGCCGGGCATCCAAACTATATAAAGAGGATGAACCTATGGCCGAGCTTGCCCCTGAGATGCGAAAACTGTGCAAGGCGAGACTGCTGGGGCTGGGCTATGGATGCGGACCGGCAAAGTTTGTCGAGGTAGCAAAAAGCTACGGGGTGAATATGACCGAGTCACAGGCGAAAGAACAGGTGCTTCTCTACCGAGCACAGAATCCTGATGTCATGCTCGCTTGGTCTAAAATGGAGGACCAATTCCGAGAATGGATGAAGGAGACACCCGAGTGTATTACCTTCGAAACACGATGCGGGGTGCCTGTCCGCTATTTCAATGCCCATGAAAAGGACGGGGATCTCTATGCTTCGACTACCCGTGGATATGAGCCGGTCAAAATCTACGGGGCAAGACTCTTTCAAAACATCGTACAGGCAACCGCACGATCCATATTCGCCGATGCCCTTATCCGAATAGAGGCCGCCGGCTTGCCCGTCTGTCTCCATGTCCACGATTCAATTTGCCTCGAGGTAGGCGTGGACGAGGGACAGGCGGCACTAGACCTTTTACTACAACTACTAACCCAAGAATCTCCGAACTACCAGGGACTCCCCCTGGCGGCAGAAGGAGAGATCAAAAACCACTACTAACAACATGGACACAACATATAAAATCAAAACGGAAATGCGTGATGGTAATCGAATTGCCATCATTCCACCAACCACAGCAGAAAAAATATTCAACGAAAGAGTTGGCAATCGACCAATACATTTAAGCACTGCAAAATTGTATGCAAAGGCAATGGAGGATGGAAGATGGAAACCTTCATCACAAATTTCCTTTTGCAATGGCAGGCTCGATGATGGGCAACATCGCATGATGGCAAGTATCCTGTCGGGATGCACCTTTGAAGGTACAATATATTACCACGATGATCCTGATACTTTTGCGGTTTTTGACATCGGAAAAAAAAGAACTAATGGCGATATATTAAGCAAGCATGGAAAGAAGTATGCCAACTCGCTTAGTGCCTGTTTGCAACTAATGGAGAAAATAAACTCAAGCACTGGTCTTCCTAAAGGTATCGGTGGAAACACCCGTGTCATTATTCCCACTTACGAAATTTTAGATGTCTTAGGAAAATATCCCGACATTGAATACTCTGTAGCACAGATTCATAATAATCAGAAATACTTCAAGATACCTCCTGCTAGCACTGCGGCTCTTCACTATGTAATCAGAAACAAACTCAAGAAAGCCGACCATGCAAAGGTTGATACTTTTATAGTAGACCGATTATTTAAAGGTTTAGAATTAAAAGAGGATGATCCTGTATTTGCTTTCCGCAAACACCTTTTAAATTTGAAAAGGCTTTGCAGTCCAGGAGCACAAGCGATCACCCATCATACCATGTTCTTTGGCGGTATCGCTACATGGAATAAGTGGATTAAGAATCAAAAGTCCAAACTTTTTCGCATTCCCGAAAAGATGCCAAAGGTTCTAGTCCCATGAAACTCCACCCACTCCATTACATCCTATTCGGGATGGCGATACTCGCCTTCGCATGGACGATTATATCCTTCTTTATAGCGATCCTATGACCTACCCAGCACCTAAAATAATCGGCCTATGCGGTCCCAAGGGAGTGGGTAAAAGCACCTACGCCAAATCATTCGATGGAGCCGCCATCCTGTCATTCGCCACCCCGATTAAGGAGATGCTCAAGGTAATCCTACCGCATCCCGCTTGGCTCGAGAAAAAGGAGGAACCGATACCAGGCTTCCCCGATGGAATAACTGTCAGGCGGATGCTCCAGTCACTCGGAACTGAGTGGGGCAGGGAATCAATCTATGCGAATATATGGGTGGATGCCGCCATGCGACAGGCCGAGGATCACCTGGGTAGGCGGTTAATCATATTCGATGACATTCGTTTTGCCAATGAGGCGTGGGCGATCAGGCGATTAGGTAACAGGCATGAAATCCTGACACAGATCGTTCATATTTCCAGGAAGGGACATGAGCCTGACGAGAATGATCTCCATGTCTCCGAGGCGGGACTACCAAAGTATTTCATCGATAAATGGGTGACTGTGGATGATGAGAACTAAAGTTACAGAGAAGTTTACATTTGAAGCGGCCCATAGGATAGAGGGTATGGGTAAAGAAAATGCAAGGATACACGGACACTCGCATAAAGTATATGTGACAATAAGCGGAGAACCTGATGAGCGATATGGATGGGTTATTCCGCATGAAGAGTTCCGAATCAAGGCAGGGGCGATTGTTAAGCAGTTAGACCATACATATTTAAATGAGTTTATTGAGAATCCCACAGCGGAAATGATAGCTCGGCATTTGTGGTTAAAACTAATGGACAAGAAGTTCCCTGACCATATTACCCTCGAATCAGTAAAAGTCTGTAAGGTTGGTATGTGCGTGGAGGTAAATGGATGATAGAAGCAAAATTAGTCTATTTAGCGGGACCAATATACGAGCAGGATGACACCTGTATCCGTTGGAGAAAAGCTACGCACAAACTTTTAATGAAGAAGAATGTAATGTGCATGAAACCTACAGATGCAGATTACCGGGGCAGGGAGACAATTGCAGGAATACCCAAGCAGATTGTAGAGGGTGATAAGAAGAGCATTATGTACTGCGATACTATTCTAGCTAAGTGCGATCATCCTTCATATGGCACTGCGATGGAAATATACTTTGCATGGAGTCTTCGCAAGCAGGTCATCGTTGTTACAAATTCTTACAGCCCTTGGATACGCTACCATGCTGATCACATCTTTCCGACATTAGAAGAAGCAATCGAAAACATAGAGTTCCCTGATTTTGATCCAGGTATTTCAAAATGATTGTAATGCCGTCAAATAACGCAAAAGGCATTGTCCACTATTGGGCGGGTCAAGGTTATCCTGTTGGTTGGTTGTTTACTCCTGAGTCAGCAGTAAGAGAACCTGTGCCTTGGATACCTTATGCGATAGATAACGGAAGGTTTGCAGTTTGGTCATCAGGTAAAAAATGGAACGAACATGATTTCCTAAAGATGCTTGATTACTATAACGAAACCATTCTGAAACCTCGTTTTGTCAATGTGCCCGATGAAGTAGGAGATGCTGATGAGACGAAAAGGATGTGGGATAAGTGGTATCCAATACTCGTACAATCATATGATCTTCCTTGGTCTTTCTGCGTACAGGATGGAATGACTCCCGCCGATGTCCCAACCGAAGCTGATGTAGTATTTATTGGAGGTACAATGGAGTGGAAATTACGCAACTTAACTATGTGGACAGATGCATTTGAAAGAGTCCATGTAGGGGCAATCAATACTCTCAAAAATCTTCTGAGGTGTAAAGAGTTGGGGGTAGAGTCATGTGATGGGACGGGTTGGTTTCGTGGACCCAAGATGACAGATACCCTGTATCGATATTTTCGCATTCAGGCGGGGGAAGAGAAACTACCTGATCAAATGGAAATGTCTTTAACATGAAGGAGAGGCGACAGAATAACTCCGTCCGTAAGATGGCGACCGATGCGAGGCTCAAACAAATGCTTCGCTCGGTCCCATCCGATCATGATGGATTTACTCAGGATGAAATCGCACGAAAAGCAGGCGTTGCCCGTGAAACCATCTCCAAGATTGAACGAGGGGCGATGATGAAAATCACTGAGCAGATCGCCCGAATACTCGCAGAAGAATAATGGCCACCCTCAAAGGAGATCTTCGCAGATGCCTCGAGAATCTGCCAGCAGGTACACTGTCTCACCATGATATCATCCTGCGACTCGCCCTCGTAGTGACCAGGCATATCGATGATGCGAGTGAGGCGGAACGGGCAGTCGAGCATATCCTCCGAAATGTATCCCATCGACCCAACCAACCTTCCGAGGTCAGGAACGCTGTTAAGGGAGCCTACGACCGACATCAGAATCCTCACATACCCTCCAACCCGATCAAGGTCACTCAGCCCGATCCATCCCTGAAGGAACAGAATCTAGGCGAAGCAGGGCTGTTCGAGAAATACACAATAAAATCAGACCCCATTCCAATGAATGCCGGTGAGGCGGTCAGCAAACTATTCGATCCATCCGAGTATATATTTATACAGCGTCAGGTGGCTGAGAAGGGCAGGCTACTATCCGCATCCGATTGGATCGCTTACGATCTCTCCCAATACCAGTTCATCACCTATAACACTTTCCCCGCCGAAGCGACCAACCGATCAGAATCTCAGGTGCTCGGACGGAAATATCTGCTCCACGA